ATATGTTTGGGTCCACAGTAACAATTGCACCACTACCAGAAATCGCTCCAGAAAATGTTGTAAACTCATCACCAGAACCAGCCGTCATATCTAAAGAAGTCATAATGCCATCTCCGTAATATGCTGGTGCATCGGTTAATCCAGAATCCATTTTCCATTGTTGAACTGTTGTAGCATCAAAGATTGCCATTAAAGCATCGTGTGATAGTTTAGTAGCATCTCCAGTTGCGCTTGTAGTGTCTATGTAATTAGCATCAAAAGAAATCTCATAAGATTTAGTCCCACCTTGTCTAATAGTTTCTCCTGGGTCACATTTTGTTACTGCCTCAATAATTGATTTAGTTCTGCTCAAACTGTTAGAAGTTAAGCATCCAATAGGTTTCCAAGTTGTATCGTAAATGTACAAAATCAACCCCTCACCTTTAATAAAAGTCGTAGCCATTATTTAATATTTTTAAATTTATAATACTGTAAAGTTAAACAAAAAATATTTAGTGAAATTACTTGATTTTTAAGTTAAGCCTTAGGAATTTTCTGAATACTATTTCGGCCTCGGTAACTAGGTTTAAGTCGTTTGGGTAACTCTCTTGCTTATTAATGATTTCTAAGCCACTTGTAACATCTAATTGAATACTTTGTATTGCATTTCTAATTGCGTTAAGTATATCATCGGCTAGGACCCTAGAACCCGTGTTCCCTGGCATTTCGTAGATGGTAACTATGTCTAGTAATATGCTAGAGTCCCAAAAGTACTCGCACTTGTTAGATTTATCAACTTCATTAGATTGAACTGTTAATAAAACATAATTATCTGGAATATTTGGACCCGTTGCTCTAAAGTCATAACATCTAATTGTATTTCCATCTACTATTAGGCCATCAATTAAATCAAAAATTGCTAGTCTTATCCATTTATCGGGTAAATTCTTAGTCATTATTTAGAGTATTTATCTGTTAAAAATTTTATGTCGTCTCTTAGGTCGTTAATGTAAAATTTAGAACCCTCTTTAAATGCTGGATATAAATATGGCCTAGGCATTATATTTACTTCTCTTATTCCTTTGCCTTTAAATTGCATCGCTAACTCTCCCCAACCGTCTGGAATCTGAACCATTTTTCCAGTTCCAAATTCGTGATATGCTGAATATCTTTCATTAGCAAAAACAACCCAATTTAACCCTTTAGTTTCAATATCACTAGCATAAGAAATACCTCTAACTAGGTCCCCATTATCCCAAACTCCTAAAGCCCTCGCATTATTTTTAGCATTAAGAGAAATTTCTTGCGCTCTAAATTTAGTAGTCGCTTTGAAAGTCTCCACGGCCTCTTTGCCAAACTTTTGAAACATTTTTACAACGGCCTCTTTATTCTCTATTTTTAAATTATAAATCATTTTTGTAATACACCTATAAAACTTATAAATGCGTCCTCAAAATTAGCATTAATTGGATATGATTTTATAGTGTATTGTTTCCCTCTATACTTAAAATACATTCCAGAACTATTGTAATCAAAATCTGACCTTTCCCTAGTTGTGACCTTAATATTTAACCTAGTAAAATCTAACCCTAAATCTAAATAGTTTCTACTAGCTTTTAACGTCTCTAGAGAGGCCCAAACAGTCGCTTTTAAGGCAACTGAACTTGTACTACCTCCAAAACCATCGGAGGTCGGTGTGGTCTCGTAAATATCTATTCTTTTGTTTAAGGCTCTACTTCTCAAAATACAAATCTTTTGTTATTGTTTAGAATGACTTTTGCTAAAACAGTTATATCTGTAATGCTTTTACCAGTCTCTTTACTATAATATAAAATATCTATTATTTCTAAAGCTACATCGGTTAATCCTGGTGGAATGTCTGCTGGGTCTGCATAACCTACATTTAAAACTAGGTCTGAATTATCGGTCCCGTAACTATAATTAGAATATAACGTCATAACTTCTGACGTTGCGTCTGTTGGACTTGTTAAAGAATTTATAGGATAGTCATAAATCTTAACCTCTCCACTTATCAATTTATAAGTTTTAGCCCTAGCATATAAAATATGGTTGGTCCATTGTTCAACATAAAAAAGAGACGTTCCAATCATTCTAGTAATTAGGGTGTCGTCCTCTGTTAAGTCATCATCAACTCTTAGATAATTCTTTGCCTCTGCTAGTGATATTACGTCTAAATACGCCATTATTTTTGCTTTTATTGTTAATTTTTTTAAACTCCCAGTATTTAAGACCTAGTATCGGGCAATACTCAAACCTAATTATCATTTTTTCTCTAATTTAGGTTTTAACTCTTTAGTTTCTTTAGGTTTATAACCCTCCATAAAAGGTTTTAAATCGGTTCTCTTGCCTTTGTACTCTTCTCCTACTTTGTAAGATTTTTTCGTTTTGATACAATAAAAAGGTATTGCTACTTTTGCCATCTTTTTTTAATTTAATTATTATTTGTCTCAAAGTTACAAAAAAAAAGCGTTACCTCTATTTGTATAAAGATAACGCCTAATTCAATTAACCAAAATTCCTAAACTGCCGTAAAATCTCCGTAGATTACTGCGTCAATTCTTTCAATAGCCAATCCTACTTGAGCCTCAACTCTTGCAGAAATGTTATTCTTTCTAAAGTTATCCTCATCGTGTTCAGAAAACTCAACTGAAAGACCCATTGTTACTACTTTTTTGATTTGTGAAAAATCTCCAACGTAATATTTGTTAGCTAATACCCAATTTGCTTTGTAAACTGGTATTCCATTAATTCTTAAAACTCCACTTTCGTAAGTTACAAAACCTGGTAAACCATATCCAGCACCAGTTGATTTTTCAGTACTCATAATGTCCCAGTAATCGGCTGGTGTAACTACAACTCCATTACTAGAGAAGTTAGACCCCTCTAAAGTTGCAATTTCATTAATCAACATTTGGATTTTATTTTTACCCGTAATAATTTGTGTTGAGGCCGTTGTTCCACTAGCCATTACTACGTTAAATAATCTGTTTTCATTTATCCAGTAATCTCTTCTAAGAGCGTTTGGTAAGAATGACTCTAAGAATGGTAAGTTGTTCGCCATTTTTTTAGAATACACTACAAATCCAGCAATAAAATCAGTATTAACATCAATCATCGCTAAGTCAAAATCAACTTGAGCCTTATCTGCACCCTCTACTTGAGTTGTGATAGTTCCCTCGTTAGTTCCCTCTCTTGGGAAAGTATAAGTACCTCCAGAAATAGTTACAGAACCTACAATGTCTGCAACATTTAATAGTTGGCCTGGCTTCATAGCTACTGCCATACTATAATCTCTAGGTTGGTCCCCAGTCAATGCTGACGTTAAAGTCATATTGGCAACGGCTTTAGTTTCAATAGAAACTGACTTTCCTTTTTTTACTTCTGAAATTGCTTCAAAGTTATCGGTAATAATAGACTTAATTTCATCTACTGGCGCATTTAATTTTGCACTCTTTTTTTGAAGTTTTACGTCTAATTCATTAGCGTAATCTTGAACTTTTTTAAGTTCTGCTTTAAACTCTTCACTTTGAGTTAAATTTCCTTTTTTAATCTCTTCTACTATGGCACTTTTGAACTCTACTTTAAACTCATCGGTTAAAGTTTTTACCTCAATGGCCGTTTTTCCTTGTAAGTCACTAGCTAAATTGTCTAGTGCCTCTTTTAATTCTAAATTCATAATTGTTTTCTAAAGTTATTAATTTCTGTTATTAATAGTTTCGGCTCTAGATTTAATTGAGTGTCATCTAACGGCTCATCGTCTTTGAGTGAAATGCCTAAATTATAGGCGTCTTGTTGTAATTGTTTCAAGGCTATTTCTAACAACATAAATGTTTCATCGGTAAATGTCCCATTTTTTATTGCTTTCATTAGAATATTTGCCTCTATGTTTATTTCTTTTTGTGTTAATGATTTAACTCCTAAAAATGGAGTGTTAGGATTAGCCCCTCTAGTAACATTTGAACCCTCAAAAAGTCTAACCTCTTTTAAAATTCGTGCATCTTGGCCTCGGTCCTTAATAGATTTTACAGTCTGGTAGCCTACACTATGCTCTTTTACTATTCCAGCCTCGTATAACTTCATTAAATCGGTTGAGTAACTTGTATCTATTAAAGGATTACTCTCAAAATAAAGTCCTTTTTTATCCTCTCTTAATATGTTAAATTTTCCGTGTGGTTGGCTCCATTCGTGATTATTTAAAAAATAAATATCTCCTTTACGCTCATTCAAAGTCTTTGAAAATGCGCCTTTTTCCATAATGTCACCTACTAGGTCCTTGTTCTCAAATGCTGAAAGGTAGCCCGTGACTACTCTCTTTTTAACATCTATGTCTTTTACAGACCCCGACAAACTTTTGTATTCAATCATAGTGTAAATATACTAATTATTATTAAATTGGTTTTAAGACCCTTATTAATCGTCCATTTTTGTCTCTTTTTGGAATGACTGCTAAAGCGCATCTACAATTAATTACATTTCCAGCTTGTCCTAGCGTGTCTCCAGGGTACATTACTTTGTCACCATTCACATTAAAGAACTCATAATAATCAACTCTCTTAGCGTTCATCTCGTAATGGTCGTAATCGCTTGGAGGCTTTGTTCGGGTCCTCTTGTCATTTGCACTTATCCAAACTTTTTGCATTTTATATCCAGCCGTCTCTCCAGCAACAAAGGCCCCGTGGTTTGCACTTGCCGTACTTTCAGTTCTAGCAATTCTCATCGCTTGCCATCGGTAAAAGTCTGGTCTAGCTATGGTTTCTTGCATTTCCTTTGCCAACTCTGCTACTGTTTTATTTTGCTCTAGTCGGTCCAAAAATAAGTCTCTAATAGTATCAAAAAATGACTCTGCTACTGTTACAATTCTATTATTTCCTAGTTTTAATTGCTTAATTATAGCCTTGGTTAAATAGTTTAGAAAATCGGTAGGTACAAAATCTTTTAACTCTCCATTTATCTCTTTGCCTACTCTATTTCCGTGTAAATGGCCTATTTTGGAGTAAATATTATAATATGCCTCTTGTAATAGTTCAGAATCCACGGCCTCGGCCATTTTCACCTTGTAATTTAGTTCGTTCATCTCCTCCCAAGCTATTTGGCTACCCCAAGTCTTAAAAACGTCTCTCAATTGCTTATAGGCGTACTTCTCATATTGTTTTTGCCATCTAGCCCATTTTTTACGATATTTCCTAGAACTTGCCATACATTAATTTGTTACCTCGGCTCCTTGCGTCATAATTTCTAATAACTCTAAAGTAAGTAAATTATCTTGTACTATAAATTGTAAATCCTCATCCTCTTTTAGTCTAACAACGCTCCCAAGTTTCTCAAAAGTGAATCTACCCGTGAATCCGTCTTGCTGGTTTCCACTCGCTACTTGAATATCAAAATCGTACATTAACAATTTTAAATCTGCATTGGTTTTTACATCAAATATATTTCTATACGTCCCGTCTGTTTTTCTAGCTACAAGTCCT